ATCGAACCCTCGCTCGGCTCAAACGTAAACATCGAGTAGAGGCTTTCGCCGCTGTCGAGCGGGTAGGCCGGGGCCATCTTGAGGATGCGCCCTTCGCAGAACCACACGATGACGCGAACTTCCTTGAGCGGGTCGCCCTCCTCCTCATATTGCGCGGCCACATCGTCTTGGCCAAGCGCGCGCAGGACGGTGGCTATCTCCCGGCAGCCGAGCGGCCCATGATATTCCCAGCCAACGTAGCGATCCTTGATGGCGTCCGACGTGCCTGTGATCGAGCGCAGGTCAGCCAGATAATTCATGCTGGTGTCGGTCACCGTGTGGCCACGGGTGCGCTCCTCAAGAATGGCCCTGACCGCAGTGGCGTTGAAGGACGCCTCGCGCACGAGCCCGCGCAAATCCTTGCCCGACCACAGGTGGCGCTCGAACTCGAACTCGCGGTCCTCTGGCCGCATGGCCGACATATCGGGAAAGTATGACCACGGGTCGACCCACCGATACAGCGGGGCCGGGTCTTCCTCGCGCTTGTAGGTGTAGCCGCCTTCGTCCTCCATCTGTAGCCATTTGCCACGCTGTGTGCCGCCCGAGAGGGGGCCTTTCAGAATGCCGGTGCCGAGACGGACGCAATCCCTGATGACCATGCGGCAGTGCGAGGCGTAATCGCACTCGATCAACTGGTCGCGCATCTCTGAGCGCATCGCTTCGCTGCGCTTCTTGGCCTCGTCGACCGCCAGTTGCAGGATGCCCGCATCGTCAAGCGCCTCCTGTGCGGTTTCGGCGGAGGCTTGGGCCTGACCGGCAAGGGCCTGCTGCTCCTCTGGGGTGGCCGCCGTGGCCACCTGAGACGCCGCCTCATTGGCCTGACTGAGCGCCTGCTTCGCCTGCTCGACGGCTTGCTTGGCCTGCTCGACCAGCGTGGGCACCGGGGTCGGACGAATATCCCAATTGTCGTCGTCGGTCGGGAACAGGAGTGCCGACAGCCGCGCTTCCCAGCTATTCGTTTTCTTGCGGGTGATCTTCACATAGGCGCGCGACTTGGATGTGCCAGCCAACTCGGTCTCGGTCGTCTGGTCGTAGCGGCCATGGAACGCGCGAAGGTCATCCAGCCAACGCTGCTCGACATTGGCCGCCTTGCGCTGCACCTGATCCCGGGCCAACCCCTCAAGCATCCTGACGAGGTCGGCCAGCCGGGCCTGCGTCTCCTCTTCGGCTTGCACCTCGTCGCTCACGTTGGGGTCGATGCCATTGGTATCGTAATCGAGTGACCGTGCGGTGGTCGTTGGCATGAGAAGGTCGGCCATGGCTATTCCTTAATATCCGACGGTGGCGTCGATGCCTTCGCCGTCATGGCCAGAGTAATAGTCAGCAGGGTTAAGCACCGTGGCCACGCCGCGCCCTGATCGGATAAGGTATCGCATACAGTCCATGAGATGGTCATGCTTTTTTACAATCCGCCCGTGTTCGTCCCGGCGGTAGAGCCTGTATTCGTTAAAGAAGTTAAGCAAGTGCGACATCACCTTCACCTTGCCCATCGAGAGTGAGGCCCATGTGTCGTAGAGCCCCGCGTCAACCGCATTGTCGGCGTAGCTCAGGCTCAACCCCAGTTGAACGTAGAGCGAGAACAGCTTCTCGCCATCCTTTTGGCCAGAGCCACGGGCGGCTGGGTCGCATACACCCTTGATCCACTTGCCCCGCGTCTTGATCGCCTCGGCATGGACGGCTGGCTCGGCGAGGCCACGGTAATGCTCGGCGTAGAGGTAGGCCACCGTGGTGGTGGGGTCGATGGCCATCCACAGCGCAGCGGTGCGGTTCCAGCCGACGTCGAGCGCGTAGGCGCGTGGCCAATGGGCCGGTATCTCGAAGTAGGGGACGACGATGTCGCTCTCGGGGATCGGATAGATGGCGCCGGAGCCCAGTGAGGGAATGCCCTTCGAGCGCGCGTCGCGCAGGAACGGCGGGGTGGATTCTAATAGTTCCTTTTGCGTCTGGGCATCTAAATGTGGCGCGTCAAGCCAGCCCGCATTAACTAAGTACTTAGACGCGGTTATTCTGGGCATGTAACGCCCTTTCGCATGTTCAGGCCAATGGCCAGTATTTGTAAGTTGCCGATAGCATGTTTGCCACCTTTACTTAAAGGAATTACATGGTCGACGTGCAGCTTCTTGCCTAACTCTGGCAAATCAAACACTGGACAGTTTTTAATTATGTGTTGCTCTTTTAATGCTAGATCATATATGGCCCGAATGGCCGGGGTGTCGCCCTGTCCCGACCGCATCCTTGCCTTGCGAAGCCGTTGGGCCTTGGCCTTCATCGCCCGGCCATGCTCGCTTTGCCGATACTCAAGGTTCTTGGCCGCCGTATATTCTGGGTTGCGCTCGCGCCATGCTTTGCAAGTTGCGTGTTCGCGGGCCGGGTCTCTAGCTCTCGCTGCCTTGCGACTAGACGATTGGCACGCCTTGCAACGGGGTGCCCGCCGCACGCTCCGCTTCCCTTGGTTCGTCGTGTAGGCATAGTTCTGATCCCGCGCGCCCCCGCACATGATGCACGGGCGCTCGCGCAGGTTGCGCTGGCCAATCCCTATCTTGCTGTCTGTGATCCGGGGCATCAGTTAAGCTGCTGCACTATCATAACCGAACCGGCGTTCATCTGTGCCGTCGATGCAGCCACCTCGGAAGCGAACTGCATGGCAAGCGTTCCGCCCGTGGTGCAGTTGAACACGAACTCCGCCTTCAACATATGCGGCGCGTTGATCGGGTTGACCGCCGTGGTCAGAATGAATGAGCCCGCCGCATTGGCGAAGCTGAAGATCGTTGCTTCGAGATTGGTCGCGCCAGTCGCCTGTGCAATCGCACCAGTGAAGTTGCCCGCTACAGTCCCCGCCAACCCCCCCGCTCCCAACAGATTGACCCTGACGCCCGTAGCCAGCCCGATTGTCTGGACCAACCCAAACACCTCAAACCTATACATCTTTCCAGCAACCAGCGTGTGCACCCAGTCGACGTCGGTGATCGTGCTGGCGATGGTTGTCGGCGTGACCGTCGCGTTGCTGTGGGCAAGGGTTAGCGTATAAAGCGTGGGGAGCGGCAGGCCAGCACCACCTCCCCCGGCAGGCGCAGCCCACGTCCCGTCTCCCCGCCAGAATGTCGTCGCACTCGCGCCCGTTCCGGCGTTTAAACGTGAGACGGGGAGGTTGCCCGTGGTGTCGGTTACTAGCCCGGAAGTAGCCACGGTGGCCAGACCCGTGACTGTCGCGGCAGCCTGTGTTCCGGTGTGGTTGGCGCGCGCGAGCAGGGTGGCGTCCGTGCTGTTGGCCGTTGCTCCGCTAGCCACCCCGTCGAGCTTGGTTTTGTCAGCCGCAGCCATCGCGCCCTTGGCTGTGGTGGTGACTAACGCAATGTCGAGCGTGATCGCTGGAGTGCTGGTAGCGGTGGCCACCGTTCCGCTCAGACTATTGGCGGCGGTGACACTGACGCTAGTAACTGTGCCCGAGCCGCTGCCCGCTGGAACGCCATTGAGCGTGTCGCCCGCAGGCATGACCTCGGGCAACCCATTGATGAGGACTAGGGCGCTGCGGGCGACCACTTAGGCTAGGGTGATGGCCGACAGCGGATGGAAGACCATCGACGTGGCCGAGACCGCGTAGCCGATAACCTGAGCGATCTGCCCTGATCCGGTTGGCGCAGTCGCGCTGCTCGCCCCTGCCGTGATGGCGAGGAACTGCTTTGCTCCCGGGGTCATGCCGGTGCGGCCAGTGTTGAAGCCGTCGAAGCTGACGGTCACCGACGCGCCTGATGCAGCCGCAGCCAGCACGAAGCCGTGCGCTTCCTTGCCCGCCGTGGTGGCGTCAGCCTTGCGGACCTTGGCGCCGGTCGAGTCGTGAATGTTGACAAAGTCGCCCGCAGCCAGCGCCTCGCTTGTGACAATGGAGATTGACTCGGCGCCAATGCCCGCTGGCATGACGGTCGTGTCGAGCTTGCCGGTTGCGTCAAGCTTGGGGATTTTGTTCGCGTCACCAGCGCCAGCCGATGCGGTAACGGCGGTTTCCTGCGTAGGAACCCCGCCCGTCAGATTAAGAAACTTGCCGTCGTTCGCCATAATAACCTCCTAAGAAAGCTGGGCCACCAACTGTGGCTCAATACGTAGTTTCGTTGGCCCCATCGGCACACCGACCTGAACAAGATAGCCGCTTGTCGGAACTGTTTGCGTTAGTTGCCCAGAAGCCGCAAGCCACACCGAGCCAGCCGACGTCCAATTCCATGACGGCTCGGTGATCACGCCTTCGGTTTGAACCGCCGCCGCGCCGCCCACCGTGGCCGCGCCAGTGGTGATCCCGGCCAGAAGCTTCGAGGTTGGCGCCGTCGGGTCAGCGTAATAAGCCTTGCCGTCGTTCGCGATGTAGAGAGCGCGGTGGCCACCAAGGGTTTCGCCAGCGGTAAACATCGACACCGTGGCCGGGGCAGCCCACGCGCCGTCCGCGCGTAGGAACTTGTCAGCACCACCGCCTGACGCCGGGATCACCCCCTTGAGGAGTGGTGTATACACATCGAGCAGCGAGGTGACCTGTGCCCCGGTCAACTCCTCTGCCACCCCAAGGCCCGCCGATGCACGCCCAAGGATGCGGGAGGGTGTGAGGCTGGTGAACTGGTCGCCGGTATTGGTCCCGCTCAGATTGGCCCCGGTGACGGTGCCGCTGGCGGTGACGGTGGTTGGCGTGATCGCGTTGAGGGAGAGCGTGATCACCGGGGTCGACGTGGACGAGGTGACGGTGCCGCTGACGCCGTTGGCCGCATTGACTTGAACGCTGGTCACGGTTCCGGGCGCAGTGCCCCCGCCCGCGCCCGTGATGACGGTGCCATCGAGCAACTCGAATGAGCGCGCGACGATCTTGCCGTTGAAGATGTTGTCCCCGAACAGGCTCGCCCTCATGTTGAGCGACGCCTTGATGGCCAGCAGCGACACATCCTTGGCGGTGGCCACGGCCCCTTTGCCCGAGACCTCGAACGACCGCGCCGTGATCTTGCCGTTGAACACATTGTCGCCGAACAGGTTGGCCCTTGAGTTCAGTGAAGCCTTGGTGGCCAGCAGGCCCAGTCTTTCGGCGATGGATGTAGAGATGACATCACCGCCCCCTATCCCGCCACCCTCAACCAAGGACGCCAGCCGGTTCAGCTTGATCGAAAGCGCCTCTGGCCGGTCACGCGGCGTAAACTGGGGGGTCGTGGCCACGCTATCCGGCGATGATCGAGAAGGTGGTCGTGCGGTTGCAGCCGAAATATTCGACCGAGCCCGCAGGAAGATATGGATCGGAGGTCGTGGCCCCGGTGCCCTGACGAAGATGGATCGCCGTGTCCGTGGCCACGCGCACATAGCTCGTGTCCCCGGCGGTGGCCACGGAGCTACCGAATACGGTTAGAACCTGACTGGCCGACGGCGCGCTACCCAGCAGCAGGTTGTTGCTGGCCGTGTCGCTCGGCAGTTGCCGGTATTCTGTGATCGTGACCTTCATTTTCTAGCCCTTCTGCGTTGGATCATGGCCCTGCCGCCGCGATTGGCACAAGGCCAAGCCTAGTCATTGCCTGTTGAGGGGTCTCCGGAAGCGGCCCCTCGCTGTCGCTGGCCGCCGAAGACACATCGCACTTGTTTAGCGCGTTGGTGACCTGAGCCTGCGTGAAGGGGAACACGTCACCGTCGGCCACCCACGCAGCCTTGGCCGCATTAAACATGGCCGCTGGACTACGAAGGGCCACGAGCAAGGGCTTAGGGACGCAGCCCGTCGAAATGAAGTGGGTCGCTGGGGCGGCGCCGGTTGCCGACAGCCCGACGGAGAACATCCCGTCCATATCGCCCTTGTCGAGACGACGGGACAATTCGCGCAAATTGGTCGCGACGGCACTGGTCACGATGATGGTGGCCATTTGATATTTCACAGCACAAGCCCAACCTTTCCGCCTAGATAAGTTTCGATCTTCGCGCTTTCGGCGGCGGTGAAGGGGGCGTCCCGAAGAATGACGCCGCCGTATTTCACGTTTGCTTGACCGGCCCCGCTTAGGAAGGTGCCGAGCCTTATCTTGTCCAGCCCGCTGGCTCCGGGCGACGAACCGACAACGGGCTGCGCGATGCCGTTAACCCGGATGAACGAGGCGCCCGCATCAAAGTAAATGTTTACGACATAAGGCGTGCCCTCAACAAGCGGCCCAGTTGCATCAGGCGTAACGCCCGATCCCGCGAACAATGACAAGGATTTGTTAGGGTTAAGAACTAGTGCCTGCCGCGCGGCCCCGCCGTCGAATATGTTTGAACTATTCGAATTGGTTCCAAGGATAAACGACAATGCAATGCTGTTAGGCTGCGTGAAGGACGCAAACGCTAAGCTGTCAAGGAAGTCATCAACGCCGTCCGTGTGAAAGCTGCTGACGCCGCTGGAGACGCTGAATAATGGCCGAGCCGAAGATGTGGGCTGCTCAAGATCGTAATTGTTGCCGCTCTTGTCGAGAACAAGGCCGACCGGCTGACCGGATGCCGTTACCGCAGTGCCCGGCGCGGCGCGGGTGCCGCTTTGGAACAGAGTTGCAGTGTCACTCGGGTCATACCAAGCCGTCGGAGATACCGAGAGCGGGTTAAAGGCAGGAATAGTGATACCCGCCCTAGTCGCCATATAGGTCCGCATCTTTTGGCGGTTGGCGTCTGTAAGCGTTGCCGAGACAAATACGCTGTGCATCCGGCCAGTAAACGCAAACGTCGAACCGGGACTGTTGAGCAAAAGATTTGACCAACTGCCCAAGTTTGCGCCTTGAACCTCCCAAACCTTGCCGATTGCGCTGCCCATATCAGTATGGAATTGCCCCCGGCTACCCGGCACAACGGCAACCCCGTTCACAAAGTCTACGGCGCCACCAACTCCGCCGCTGGGGCTTTCTCCCGTGTTGCCGGACTGAGCCACGCCCATGAACGATGAGGCATATTGAAGCGTGGTCCAGATATTATCGGCATTGTTGTTGTTCAGCGCCACAAAGACGTCTGCGGTTGCTGGCAAGAAGGCCCCGTCTGCATTGGACATTGCATCATCGACGCCGTCGAATTGCAGCGACCCGACGCCTCCATCCAGCGTGTAAATTGGTCGCGCCGCTGCGGTGGCTTGAAGCATATGCCGCCCGCGACCCGACTTGTCATTGACCCTGCCCACCGGCTGTCCCGCTGCGGTGACAGGAATTGTCCCTGCGCTGTCTTGGAACAGCGTGGTCATGTCGTCGAAGTCAAACCACATTGCAGGCGACAGGCTTCCGGGGTTGAAGCGCGGCATTGTTTCGTTAACAACGGCCAAGACCTTGGCGTCAGTGTCAAAGGTGCCGTTTTTCATAAAGAAACCGGTAAATGGTCCGGGCGTATAGTTGCCCGTCACGTCGCCTACGTTAACCTTGTTAAGTCCGACCGGGACAGCGCCGGTTATGGGCGCGCCAAAGGTTAAAACACCGCCAACCTTTTTGCCCAGCGACCATTGGCCCGCCAAGCGCCGAATAACGATTGTCGCAAATTGGTTCGTCACATGGGGGGCGACGGCGGCGCTGTATGGAGCGGCCCCGTTGACCGTGAAGTTGGCGTAGACGGAGTCGGGGTTGTCATACTGAACCAGCTTTATTTCGTTGCCCCCCGGCCCGCCCAAGGTCAACATTTCATTGTTGCCAATGCCGCGCGGAGTGACGTTGAGCCACATCATCATGTCGACGTCAGTGATAGCTGGCGTATCGAATGCCAGCACGGGGTTACCAATGTTGGCTATGGTTGCTCCCGTCGGACTAATTGGACCGCCGTCGGGGTGGTTTCCGTTAATGTGCTGGAAGTCTCGGACAAGAATGCCCGTAGAGCCAGAGCCATTAGTCTGATATGACCTATTGCCGTTGTTATCCAGTGTAGGGGTAGCGACGTCCGACAGGTTGATACAAGCGTAGGT